ACGAAATTAACATACTCGTAAAAGGTTGTTGTCCAAATAACACTATTACCCCCGATGGTTTTTTTATAATTCTTTCATACTGTTCCCAGAGTTTATCAATATTAATTACAGTATCCCATTTACATTTTGTAGTACCATATGGTAAATCACATAATATTAAATTTATACTATCGTTCTCTATTTCTTTCATTCTTTCTAGACAATCACCAAACAATAGAGTAATATTATCAGTTTTAAAATCATCTGTCGTATATTTTTCAATATCTTCTATAAGTTTTTCTTTTGCTTCTCTTTTTGACATATTTTTTTTACCACTCATATATTTTAAATGTGTATATATTATTTTCTTAAATGATTTAAAAATTAAATACATACACACTTAATTACTAGTTTTATGGATAAAATCAATGAATTGAAATCAATTCCTATGCATGAACAGCGTTCTGATGCGTGGTTCAAACAAAGAGAAAACAAATTGACATCAAGTGACGCAGGCACAGTTCTAGGCTTGAATCCTTATCAAAAACCAAAAGAAGTACTTTTTAAGAAATGTGGTCATGATCCAAAGCCATTTGTTGGTAATATTGCTACTCGTCACGGTCAAAAGTATGAAGACGAAGCTATTGACAAGTATTGTAAGCTAACTGGTCAAAAGAGTTACGAATTTGGTCTTATTGCTCATGAGGATGTCCATAAATCCGATGAATATCCATGGCTTGCTGGTTCGCCAGACGGTATTTCTATTAGCGTAACAGATCCTAATGCAAAGCCTGTTCTATTGGAAGTTAAGTGTCCTTATAAGCGAAAGATTATCCCAGGAAAGATTCCAGAGTATTATTATCCCCAAGTTCAGTTGAATATGTTCATTTGCGGACTAGAAGTTTCTGATTTTATTGAATATTGTCCTCCGAAAACTATGAGTATTGTAAGAACTTACATTAATCATAAGTGGCTTAAGAAGAATTTGCCTATTCTGGACAAGTTTTGGAAGGATGTAGTTCATTATCGCGAAGTGGGAATTAAATGTCATCCCGAATTTAAACACCCTAAGAGAGTTCTAGATCTTACTACAAAAGACAATTCAGACAATTCAGACATTTCAGACTTTAATAATAGAGAATGTCTTATTATCGATTAATTAATTTTAATTTCGTTTAAATAGTTTAAAAGAATAAAATATATAAAATGTAAATGGGAATTAGAGGATTAAATGCCCTTATTAAAAAACATTCTCCAGACTGTATAACATATAATGACATTAAAAAATACTATGGCAAAATTGTTGCTATAGATTGTAGTATACTACTTTATAAGTTTAAATACGCATCTAAAGTAGAAAATTCTCATTTAATTGGTATAGCTAATAGAGTAAAATTTTACGTAATGAATGGAATTCTTCCCGTGTTTATTTTTGATGGGGTTCCTCCAGATGCAAAGAGTGTAACATTAGAAAAAAGACACGCCGCCAAAGAAAAAATATACCTTAGATTAGAAGAATTAAGAGAAAAAGTTCCTGAAAATTTTCAGGATAAAAAAGATATAAGTGATGAAATTGAAAAACTTCAGTCTCAAATTATAGTAGTAAAGAAATATCATGTAGAACAATGTAAAGAATTCCTAGAAAAATCTGGAATTCCTTATTGTACAGCACCTAATGACGCGGAAAAGTATTGCGCCTTTCTCCAAAGAAACAAATTGGTAGATTATACAATAACTGACGATTCTGATGCTCTTACATTCGGGTGTTCTATTGTTCTTAAGACTAGTATAAGTAAACAAATAACTGAGATTAATTTAGAAAAACTACTATCAGACATCGATATGAATATGGATAATTTTGTGGATTATTGCATTTTATCCGGTTGTGATTATACTGAGTCTATTCCACTTATAGGACCAGTAACTGCATACAATTTAATTAAGAAACACAAGTGTATAGAAAATATAATAACCAATGAAAACAAGATACCTGAAAATTTCAATTTCAATATATGTAGAGATATATTCAATACATTCGATTATTGTATACCAGAACCATTCTGTATTAAAAGGATAAATAAACAGGTTTTGATAGATTTTATGAATGAACACAATTTTAGAGATAATGTAATTTGTAAATTTATAAAAATTTTAATTTAATTCATTTTATTTTTGAATTAATTTTATTTTAATTTCTTTTCTATATATTAAAATAAATATGTCCGACCTACTTGATCTATATTTTGGCGCCAAGCGCCGCCGCAGCCGTCGTTCGCGTTCGCCCAAGCGCAAGCGTACTCGCTCGCCCCTCCGCCGCCGTCGCACCCGCAAGATTTCGAAGGCTAAGACTTCGATTGTAGTTGCCGGCCGTAAGCGTAAGCTTTACAAGGGTAAGACTGGTGCCCTTTACTACCGCTCCAAGGGCCGTAAGGTTTACATTGGTAAGAAGCGCCGCACCCGCAGAAGCAGAAAGACTCTTCGCCGCAGACGTACCAGGAGACGTCTAAAGATGACTAAGGCTGCCATTCGTGCGCGTCGTGCCTACCGCCGTCGCAATCGCAAGTCTGCCCGTCGTGGTCGCAAGAAGAAGCTAAAGATGACCAAGGCTGCCATCAAGGCTCGTGCCGCTTACCGTCGCCGCACTCGCTCGCGTTTCGGTCTCTGGTAGATGTGTAATTTAATGTGTAATGTGTAATGTGTAATGACATTTTAGTGTGTAAATTAAATGTAATTAAATCATATTAATTCTTATTATGAATTTAAATGATTTAGTTAAAATTGGAATTTTTCATTTTTCTAGACTAAGGATGTCGTCAAATGTTATATTTTCTATCTTAAGATGTAATATTTTTTCTATCATCCTTATAGTAGTTGGTATAGTTTTATCTTTAATCACTTTAATTATCTCTAATTTTTCGACAGTTTTATTAAATTCGATTATACATTTATTTTGATAATTTTCAAGTTTCTTTATATATTCAATTTGTTCTTTCCCCTCTTGTGTATCGTCTTTAATTTTAGCAAATAAAACCAATTTTTTAAAATTGGTTGTATATAAGTCAATATCCTTATCGTTTTCTTCTGCTAGTAAATTAAATGTAATTCTATCTACTGGCTTCCATTTAAAACAAGAATAATTTACGCCGGTTGTTATAGGTAAATTATTTGATATCATGAAAAGCTCTTCATTTTCGTTAAGTTTCGAAAATTCTATGATGTTTTGAGACCAATAGAGAACATCTAATTCAATAGATGATTTTAATGTATTGTTTTTAAAATATTTAGCCTCTGCTATTCTATCCATATAGGAAATTGTATTAATTTTATTTCCTGCAGACATAAATGAATCACATATTATAATTTTTTCTTCCGTAAACGATATATCAAAAATACTTCCATAGAAATATTCATATGAACAATTTATATCAACTTTATAAACCGTAAAGTCTTTAAATATAATAACAGATGTATTTTCAGAACGAGAGTTAATAAAAGTAAACAATATAGCCCTTTTAGTATTTATAGTGTCTTTTTTAGCGAAGATATAATCATAATCATTTAATTTTGTAAAATGACACCTTTCGATATTAACAGATGTTTGGACAGGAAAATAACGATCGGTTCTTCCTGTCCAGATATTATTTAGTAAAAATATAATCTGCTTTTTATATTCATCATCTAATATTTCAATTAACATATATTTTAAAGTATAATTATAATATAAATCACAGTCTTTAAATATATTTAAAGGTTCTTTATATTTTTAATTATTATGTCCTTTTCAAATAGGGAAGAAACACTTGTTAATTTTCTTTTAACGTATTACAAAAATAAAATGTCACTTCTTCGTGATATAGTTAATCAAAATACCCCACTTAGTCTAAGATTGCTAGACTGGCTTGTAACAAACTATTCAAAAAAATACAATATTATTTACCCTCTTTATAAAACAAATGGTGATACAATTTATTTTAATATTTATCTTGATTATAAAAATCAATTAAAGGCGTATTCAAAAAAATACTTCGACCCATTTTGTAGACAGAGGAGAATATTAATAGATAGTAATACATTAAAATGGAAAGAATACTCACCTGATTCTATTATAGAAGATAAACAGATAATAACTACAGTTGGTCAACTTAATTTCTTCAAGTGGGTTATAGAAAATAAAATATATGATTATGCATTAAGTAATATCACCCTAATAGATTCCGATATGAATACAACACTTCTTAACAAGAGAAAAGATAAGAGAACTGTTTTATCTCCTAGTGCAGTGAAAGGAGTTTATACAAATAACTACAAAGTAACAATTAAATTTAAAGGCTGATTTTTAATATATTTAAAGTTTTAAGATATACTTATATATAATGGATAATCCTCTTACAACCTGGTTTTATACAACTGGTAAATTTGTAACGGATTCTGAAAAACAAGAAGTTACTCATTTTTTACTAGACGGAGGTAAATTAGACATTTCTAAAGATTATGAATTATTTCAAGAAATGTATTCTAAATACATTCATTTTAAAAATTGTATAGTAGAAAGGAAGACAAATTTATTTAAGTTTTTTATAGATTTTGATTTTAATTCTACAGAGATTATAGATATATCAGGATTTATTGAAGTTATACAAGATGTTATAGAAAATATATATGGGGTTCCTCAATTATGTATAATAACCTGTGCTGATAAATATAAAGAAATTATTAAATCCGGTATTAAATATATAAAACAGGGCTATCATCTACATTGGCCAGACATCCTTGTTGATAAATATACAGCAAAGGCTATTCGTAAAAATATCCTCGTAAGAATGAAAACAGAGTTTGGTGAAATAGAATCATCTCGCGATAAATGGGAAAAAATTATAGATAAATGTGTTTATGATGCAAATGGTCTTCGAATAATAGGTTCGGATAAATGTTCTATATCAGATGGTATTAAATTTTATGAAAATAGAGTATACGAAGTTAAATCGGTATATAATGGGAAAAACTTTGAAAAGGAACTTACAAAAGAATACATTAGTAATAATTTATTGGCGATTAGGAAAACAAGTGTAAGATCAGATGTAACTTGTATTACACCATATAAGAACCTTCAATTTTATGAAGAAACAGAAGACTCCGGAGAAACTTCTTCGATGAGAGGATTTAATAGACTTGATAAAGATTCTAATGAATATATATCAATTATTAAATTCTTTAATAATTATATTCCTCACTACAAATCTGAGGATATTCGTATAATTCAAAAATCTAAAGACAATCCTGTATATATAATAGCTACAAAATCTAAGTACTGTCAAAATAAAGGAGATTTTCATTCTCATAATAATATTTATTTTAAGTTAACCCCGTCTGGATTTTGTCAAAAATGTTTATCTGAAAGTCAGGGTGAATTTGGTTGTTGTAGAGATTATCAGAGTGAACCTGTACCTATCAGTCCTGGTTTAGAAAGCGCCTTAGGGTGGAAAAAACCTAAAGAAAAACCCGGAGATTTGCCTAATTCTGAAAAATTCACATTGGAAAATATTTTATTTAAAATGGAAAATAGAATAACAAACAAACAACAATCTCTAGGACCCACTAAGTGTAAAAAAAATAAATTCAAGGCTGATTCAGTAGAGAAGAATTATTAATTATAACAGCTAAAGATATCAATAACGCTATTACAATTTTCCCCTTTATGTTAACTTTGTCTATAGATTCCATTATATAAGGAAATGTATCATTAAATATTTTATAAATAGGGGATGAATTTAATATAATATAACTGAATAAAATTACAATAATCATTCTGTGATTTTTCTTATCTTTTATATCATTTATTATAATCTGTAAAGCGGTATCTCTTAGTAGAGACTTTTTATCTATTTTTGTTGTTTTAGAGTTTGAGATATCGTTCTTTTCTCGCATATCACCTCTAACAGAAACTGGAGAGTTTTCTCTCTGTGGTTTCTGTTTGTTAAGTGTATTTAATTTATTGGGAATCTTTTCACTCATATTGTCACTGACATTGTCATTGTCGTTGTCATTAATATGATTATCGTTTGAAACGGGGGGTGTTTCTAATTCTTTTACATTGCATTCAAATTCTGACATTAAGATATATTATATTATACATTTAATAAAAAAACTAAAATTTAAACGTTTTTATTAAAAAAAAAATATATATGATTATATAAAAGATATGGGTATTAGTAATGTAGCCATCAAGACGTTTAATTCATCAGGTTCTCAATCTGTGTGTAGAGCCAACAAATTTAAAGAAGACACTCTGATAGAATCTGATTTTTTAACCAAATGCACTACAAGTTATATATCTGGAACTGGTCAGAGTGTTATTCAGGGTAGTATAAAGGGTTTCCCCACTGGTCTTCCATCTCAGGCAAGCAATCATGACATATTTGATGTTCCGGATGATGTTGATGCTATTAGTGATATTGTATTAACTGGCACAATAAATTTCGACATTCCAGAAAATCCATCTAATGAAATAACATCATATGCAAATAGCACATCCATTTACTTTTCTGATTATCTATTTTTAAGTATGATAGATAAAATAGAGATTAAATTAGGAGGATTAATTATAGACACTATTACATCAGATTCAATTTATGCAAGAAACGTAACCGAACTTGATGGCGAAGTATGTAAATATTCTGGTTCCAAAAGAATGTGTGAAAGCCCCAACGTTTATACTAACAGAAGATTACCACTTGGTGAGCGCTCTGACCATCCAAGTGGAGTCAACAACGGCGCCCACACCAGAAGCGCGCCTACAGGAACTTCTAGTATAAAAAACAATAAAGTAGAATGGTCTATATCTATTCCATTTACTGGAAGGGGTAGCCAAATGACTAATGCTTTTTTACAGGCTGGATCTACAACAAATACACTCTCGATGAAAGTTTACTATAATCATTTCGACCCATTAAGATTTCATGCTATTAGAAAAGAAATTTGTGATGCGTCGGTGGCGAGCATCACCGTCGGCAACGGCGCGGGGGGAAGCATAACCTACCAACCACTAACAAATGAAAATAGTGAGGGGTGTGGAATAGCAGCATGGCCTCTATTTGGATATCATCAGGCTACTTACGGAGTTAATCAGGAAGCCACTAATTGGAAATTCTCAACATCGGCAACTATAACTACCCATATGATAACAGAGACTGAGAAAAACTTTATTAGAAACAATATAGTGAATAGAATTTTAAAAACATCAGAGACACTTGAGTTTCCAGAACCCGAAAAGCTCTTAAATTCATCTCCCGCTGGGTCAAATGAAGCAAATAACTCCGCGATTATATCAAAAAAACCACCTGGGGATTATACAGAAGTAATGTTCGATATTAGTAACTTTGAATGTAATTGCAGTCATATTATATTATCTCTTAGGTTACCTTCTTTCGCTAATAACAGTTTAACTAAACATATTGACACAGCCTCCATTGCCGCTGCCATTGATTCCTCCGTTACGGCTACTGCACAGGGTTTCTTGAATAACCACCTTCAATACCGCCAGAATTGGCCTTCATCTCCAGGACTTTTTTACAATGTTGATAAGGCGACCCCAACGGTCTTTGCGCCTGGTCCGTGGCCGCGCGCCTCCATGAGCCCCGGATACTGGAGTGGTGTAGATCATTTAGAATCATATAGTCCACTAATCCCAGATGATAATCGTGGAGATTTTAATTCTTCTGAAACGATAACTCATTACCCTCTTATACCATTCGATGTAACAGATCTCCGAACAGGTAGCATGGATGCTCAATGGCTCCATGCTAGCGGTGGGCTCAACCACGGATATTCGGGATCTAACCCTATCCTCAAAAAACCTCATTATCCCGAGGTTCCTAGAGTGGGATATGTAAACGATTGGTTACACTCCGTTGAACTTGTAATAGGAGGCGAAAGAACTGGTTTTGTTCCCGGTACAGCTCTTCAGATTTCTCAATTAAGTGACTATGGATTAAAAAATCATAATAATGAAGGTATATATGTTTTAAAACTTTCAGATTCTGCATTTAGTACATCTGGTGTACCCCTTGCCAAATGTAATAGTGTAAAATTAAATATAAGGATAAACAATGATATATATAACCCAATAAAGAAAGAGATTGGTACATCTTCGGGAGATATATTGACTGGCACTAATTATGATTTTACCGGTGATACTCTAGAGGGTACTTCTATAGCAGCAGGGAAACCAAAATTAGTTGCTACAGCCGTTGGTACTACAGTCCAAACAACTGTTGGTGGTTCTATCTCACTTTCAGCCTAAATACATAACTCTTAATTGTCTTATTTTTACGAATTTAATTGTAATATAATATATATCGTTATAGTATATATTATATGGCAACTGGTTCATTTGCCGCTATAGCATCATATAACGGAACTGGTACGCAGGGGTTAGCCGTTGTGGATAAAATAAAAGATGACGATGAAGATGATGTAATGTCTGTATTCTGGAACAAAACAGATACAGATAAACAAATTTTACACGGATCTAACATTCTAGAGATTCCTACATCAACATCTAATAAACAAGGAACATGGGGTGGCAGTCAGACTTTCAGTGTTAATCCAGAAGTTGATTGTATAGGAGACATTTACTTAGCATTGAATGTAGATTTTAACATCCCTGAATCTTCGCTGGTTGAAGAACAATATCCAAGAACAATAACCACGTTATTACAAAAACCGTCTGATCCAAATCATGAATTTTTAAACAATACACAGCCAGTTGGTTATTCTCTTAGGGGAACAAAGAAAGGTGATACAGAACCTAAGAGTAGTATAATAGGTTATCAACAGGGTTTTAAAAGAGATGAATCAACTAGTTATGATTCTAATGGAATACCGTCTGCATATTCTCAAAATGGATATCCAAATAGAGGAGAGGGGGATGATGAACATTGGATGGAACTTCCCAGTCAGAGAAAAACATTAAAAGGGTTAAGAACTTATTATGATACTAATCCATCATCAGGGGAAGAACCTAATGAATTAGTTAATACAGGTATGTTATCTAAATCCGATTCTGTTCATATGACAACAGTTGATACTCAGGTAAATCAACCCCATGATAATTCAGGTAATATTCTAGAAGGATTTAATAACTGGATAAACGCATCATTAATCGAAACCGCAAACGATAATCATTTAAGCGCTAAAGTAACAGATGGACCTCCCCCTGGTAGATTTCCTGGAGTATTAAGCGAAGAAGACGCCAACGAAATAAAACACACTGGTAATGAATTTTTAGCTTTAGATGAAAACGGGGAATTTGAGATATATAAATCCGAGGGGGTTGTAGCAAGTGATCTATTTAAATCGTATCTTAATAGAAATGACATCGATAATTTAGTGAATTATTATAATGACAATACAACACATAGTTATCCTCTTGAGTCAATAAATGATACATCCGGTTTACAAGATGGGGAGGTTAAAAGTATAACAGCCGGTAGTTTTTCTATAAATGATCAGCCAGTCGGTCATACAGATTTTAATGGAGAGTGTGTTGCTATAAGCGAAGATGGTAATACAATGGCGGTTGGACAGGGATTTACAATATCTAGAGATGGACTAGTAACGGCAGGTGTTAAAGATGTTGCCCATAACCCTCCGTGGAACACATACACATCAGCCGAGACTCCTTATGGAACTTGGTCGTGGAGTAATAAAGTAGAAGGAGTACCAATTGGGCATTACATAAAAAGACCTGATAATTTAAGCGTAGATGATACTATAAGACATATTGGAAAAGTTAGAGTATATAAAAAGAAAAAAGGGATTTGGATGTTATCAGGAGTATTACATCCTCCAAAATCTACCTTTACACCACCTAAGAGACCCGGTATAAATAATACTATTGTACCTGGCGTCATGGACGGTTTTGCTAATGGTAATACTATTTTTACAGACCCGTCTGCTAATGGTATGACTTTAGAATGGACAGGGAAAAATCAACATAGTAGCGTCGTAAACCCAGATTTTACTGCTAATACACCCATAGATCTCAATG